TCTTAGTTCTGCTCTTTGTTTAATATCTTCTTCTACTTCTAGTTTACCATTAAGAATTTTTTCTGCATTGTAAGCAAAATAATTCCACGAAGGTTCTTGGGCAATAGAAAAATAATATTCTAAAAGATCATAGCATTGAGAAATTCCATAAGACTCAACCAATGCGTCTGCAGCCCATTGTTCAACGTTTAGGTTAATGTTAGACTTACGCTCATACCGTTGCGTATAAAACTTATTGTAGCGACTGAGCAAAGCCATTCTGTCTTTGCGCTCAGCCATTACTCTTCTAGTTCTACCTTAGCCTCATTAATTTTTTCTGTTAGTTTATCTTCAACAAACTTGTAGACTCTTTCAAAAGCCTCATTTGTTGTTTCACCATCACGCTTACTATCAACTACGCCAAGATCAAGTCTAAGCGATTGAAAGTTACCTAGATTAAGTGTATAGCCTAGTGTTACGTTTACTTTTGTTGAATCGTTTTCCATTACCCACCTATTTTCATTGTTAAATACTTTCCGACCATACTGGAATAAATCTGCCGTCTTCTGTCTTTGTATATGTAAGTATACCGTCTCCCATGCGTCTTGTCAACTCTTGTGTTGTAGGAGTCATATTATTTGTTATTAATCCATCTTTTCTTGGTTGTCCAATATGTATACTTGCAAGTATAGCACGGATCTCTTTTACTTGAGATTCAGAGTAATATGCTCTTACTTGCCAACCAGTTTTACCGCCAACTCTTGATCCAGTTGGAGGAGGTATTGTTCCTGATTTAATTAATCTTGGTAAATATTTTCTATGCCTATTGACAAGAATAGCAGTTTCTGATATAGTATACGCTCTTTCTCTATTTCTTCTAAAGTCAGTACGCAAGCAAGTTTCAATTCTATCTTTTGTAATATTGTAAAAAGAAACCATTCCAGTTGATCTAGAACTATGATGAATTCTAACTAAGTCATTATTCAAAAACCAAATTTTTTGGTTTCCCTTGATTACAGTGGACTTATTGTACTCTTCGCTCTGTATTTTTCGTTTAGCAGTAGCCATCTGCCCTCCTTGCTGTCCTGTGGGGGATGATAAAACTTTCTTTCACCACAACGAACACAATAAGTTTCAACATGCATTTGAGAAGTATATTGTCTATCAATAAAAATTCTTCCATTGCATTTTTTGCAAAAAATCATCTCTACCCTTTACTTTTCTTAGTTTGGTATACCAATAATAATTAGGTGAACTGCCAAAGATAAATCTCCAGAAGCACCAAACCTAACAACACCCTCAACCTTGCTTGTTGTAATTGTTTTTAAAATTACGGAAACATTTTGACCAGCAGGTGTATTTCCAATGTTGTATGGTGTTGCTGACACAATTGGAGAATATTTAAAGTCATCAAAAGTATAAGAAAAAGAAACTTCAGATGCCGCTGTCACTGTAGCGTTATTTGCAACCTGAACATATCCACCGATCATTTTTGTTTCTGAAGTCTTAATGCTTTGTGCTCCAGAAACCCCATTATTGATTGTTGTATAGTTATAGGTTGCTGAAGAAACTTGCGTTGCAAGTTCATTTACTGTTTCAGCAAGTTGATAGATGTATGTTACATCTAGTGGTTGCCCTCTTTCGGGTAGCGGTACTTTAGCCATTATCTCTCCATTATATCACTAAATCGTGTGTGGTCCATCTTCATAAACCAGCAATGTATCAAAATCTCTTGTTATTTTATTTCCTTTTAAGTATACCTCTAGTGATACCTTGTTGGGTTGACTTAATTGCTCAATTCCGTTAATTGAATAAGTTGATGGAATTGGAAAAGATATACCTGTTCCATCTATTCTTTGCTTATATATCCAGTCCCCGCCATCATTTCTATCCCATTTTACCCAAACATCATATTCATGAGCCCGTCTTATATATTTAGAATTTTTATTAATTGTCACAACATCCCATGAAAATACTGCAATTGATCCATTTTTATTAAAATTAATTAATCCTGGCTCATAAGTAAATCCAGAATCTACAACAAAAGATGGCGACCAATGAGATGCTCTGTTTTTATCTTCAGAAACAACCCTATATCTTACCTCATACCCATTAGTTTCTGGATTAATTGCTGGCAATTCATTGTTTAAAATAATTGCTTTTTTGATACCAGCATCTGTCATTATGAAACACCTATTGAAAATCTAAACTCAACAAAACTTGTTGTGTTTGGTGACTTTATGATGGTTGTTGAGTCTGTATTTTTTATCACTGAATATCCTGTTAGTCCATATAAAGGATTAGTTGTAGCAACATTCTCTAATCTCATGGCATCAAGTGCAATATAAAAATCATCTGAAATAGTATTGCTAACAAAAGTAGAAGCATAAACCTTAATTACAGAAACAGAGTTCCAAGTAAAGTTAGGGCTTGTGTATAATTCTTGTAATTGTTTTGTAACTAAACAATAACGATTATTATTTAAGTCATACTGCCCTTCTCCAGTTCCCTTTACTATGTCTGCTTCAAACCTAGCATACTCACCATCTATTTGGTCTGAAGATGCAAACTCAACAAGAACTCTTGCATTATCTGGAGATGCACTAGAAGTACCATCTTTATTAATAATAGAAAATGCTAACTTTAATTCATCAATTGGAGAGTTTTTATCAAAATCAAGTAATGTGCCAGCGAGGTGGATATGGTTTGATCCATTTTCAATATAAAAATGTTTAACTGTGGTTGATCCACCAGAAACATAACTTCCTATTTGATTACTTAAAAGCGTAAAAGTTGTTGGTGACGGAACAGTTGAAACAGAACCAGATATATTGTAGTTTACTGGATTTACTCCAGTTACTGTTACAGTATCGCCAATTGAAAGATTGTGATCCTTTAATGTTGTATAAGTAATTAATGTTCCATTACCAGAAACATTTGTTAGTGAAACGCTCTTTGTTAGGTTTGCATCTGAGCCATTAATGACAATAACATTATTTAAAAATCTACATCTTTCATATCTTTCAGCACGAGTGGTTTTATAAAAAATACTATTGTCTGCATTTGTTTGAAAAACAATATTTTCTGTTGCAATAATATTGTCATCATTTGGCGAGTCTAATGCTTCAGTTATCGTATTTATAGCAGTTGTTGCTAAATTTGTATGATGTTGCCAATTCTCTGTTTGTGTAAAGGCAAGTACTGTTTTGCTATCGTATGCTCCTGCTGCCGAATTTGATCCCGCAGAAAAAATACCAATCTCTGAAATTTCATATCTTTCTTCGCTTGGAAGTTCTGCTGTTAAAACTAACTTTGAAACCCCATCCTCATTAACAAACCCTCTAGAAGAAATTGGCACTCTTAACATCTCAAAATCCAGGCTTGTCTTGTTTGAGTAGTCTCCATATGGGGTACCAGTTAAAAGTGGCTTAGAACCGCATCCAAGGGCTATATAGGACGCAAAAGCGGGTGCTTGTCCAAGCAAATATTTTCCTATAATATTTTTACCAGTATTAGTTATCATTATATCTCCGTCTCATATATTGTACCACTTAACGCTATTTCAATTTCAATTTGTTCATCACTGTTTAAATTAATACTCTCAATAACTAAATTTCCTTCAGGATTAATGTACACTGGATTGTTGTCAGAAGAAGTGCTTTCTGTTGGAGTTCTATTTTCAAGTTTAATGGCAAAGCCAGAAAAAAACTTATCAGATGTTTTCTGTAGGCCAACAATGTTGTTTGGATTATATTCTTGATTAATTGATACCAAGTTTTTAATTGGCTGGTATGATATTTTTTGTCCATTAATTGTATCTGTTCTTGCAATACTAATTAATTCTTGTCCGCCAATATTTTCAAATATTAAATCTGCCATAATTTCTATTGGTATTGAAGAATCATCAAATAAAACAATATCTGGAGTTGCAGTTTTTATTGGATTTGTTATTGTTTTTATAACAGATGATGTAGCAGTTATTGTTGGGGTTGGAGGAGTTGCAGCAACTGGAGTAGGTGCTGGTTGATTTTGTGGAACAATATTTTGCACTGGTGCAGGAGATTGAGAATAACTTTGTGGTATAACGGCTGTGCTTGATCCCTGTGCTTGGTTAATTATTTCTAATGCTTTTTCTATTCCAGTATCTGCTTGAACTGCAGCAAGAGCATTTCTAACATCCTGTTCTTCTTTAGATATTAAACCAGCCCTTCTAAGCATTCTTGTATCAGATTCATCGTATCCCCCGCCATCATGCATGGGTCCATAATATCTCACATTACACCTCACTCAAATACAAAGCCATAGAAGGACCTTCTGAACTTCTTGAATACTCAATATTATATATTATAAATCTTGAAGATGTTGAAGAAATCATATTTACATTATTATTATCTTTATAATCAACTGTAATAATATCTCCAAGTTGTAAAGTTGGATTTGCAAAAACATTTAGTCCAATATTTTTTTTAGGAATCATCAACTTTTCGGTAATCCAACCCATTAATGCGTTAGCGTCATCTTCTGTTTGTATGTATGGCGTATCAATACTAAAATCATTTTTACCATAAGTAAGCCTGCTTAACTTAATATTGTCATATTTTTGTTGTTCAATTAATGGAGAATATACAACAGATGTTCCTTTTAGTTCTGGATCAGACAAGTTACTTCGTTTACTGTAATATTCGTCAACGCTTAATGTATGTGTAGTATCTTGAGTAAATGTAATGCCCTGAATTCTTAAATAGTTTCCACTTGTTTCATCAAGAACAAGTGATTTATCAGTTGAATTAAATATTAAAAATTCTGCCCCATATGAATCTGCGTAAAAACCAGAAACAACGTAGCCTTTAATTCTGTTAAAGGTTGGAGAAAGTTTTGCATAAAGTGCTGGATATGCACGATCATATTTGATATTAAAGTATGAACACTCTCTCATTATTGATCCAAATTCTTCAAAGTACATATTATACTTTGGAGGTTGTTGGGCACTTATACCAGATAAATAAGTGGATTGAACAACTCCACTCATTGCATATTTTCTAAATGACTCATTAAGGTTTATTTCGTTATCGCCAAATAATCCAGTTTCTTTAACGTATGCAGAAGAATTTTCTGTTTGACCAAAAACTCTTTGTATTGCTGGAGATATGGTTGATATTGTATTTTGAGAATAATTTTTTGATATCGCATAAATATTTTCAAACATACATCTTGATGAACCACGAACAAATAAAGCCATGTTGTTGTATACTGGAAGTGGATCATTATCATCAACTACCTTAATTAGTTTATTGTTAATATATAAATAAAATCTTCTTTTAGTTCCGATATTTTCATATTCTATTGATAGGTCATAAACTGTTGGATTCTCTTCGCCAGTCATTCTATACTGTCCAGTGAAGTTTCCATCATCTACTAAAATACTTGATAAGCCACCCCAAAGTTTAACTGGTATTGCCTTAGAACTTCCAGACTCTTTCTTAATCTTATAGAATATAATATTATGAATTTGTATTTCACTTTGTCCCTGAGAATTAATATTTAAATAAGATTCAACGTTATTTTCAGTTAATGCAACTATTTCAAAATAATACCCGTTGTTTGTTTCTGGATTAATCATTACTGCTAATCCACCAGATCCGCCTCCAATTGTTACGCTTTGGCTTGGATTTGATCCATTAACTTGATAGTATGAGGTTGAACCAAAAGGAGTTTGAAAACGTTGTAAATTATTTTCAACTTTTCCAACAATACGCATTCTTGTTCCAAAATGTCTATAGGCATTATCAAGATTTTTGTAAACATAAGAAACATAATTTAATGGAACCTCTGTAGTTTTAAAAGAAGGGCCATTCATTACTAAAGCAGAAGACTGTATTGTTCCAGACTGAGTTGACTGAAAGGAGTTAACGGTTGTTTCTGTTTTATTAGAAACTGCCATAAAATTTTTAATAACACCATTTCTGGTTGTTTGTTTTGATATAGTGTTATTTACTCCAGCAGATCCTACTTCTGTTGATGGTAATGTTGGATCAATCTCTGTTGTAAATAAATAATTTGAACTCATTTCGCATGCTCTTACATAGTCATTATTTGACCAGTACGACGGTAATCCAGATGAATGATTGCTTATTGTTGTTCCAAACTGTGCTCTTCCGTGGGATTCAACTTCACCATTTTTTAGTCTTGTTGTGCCGTTTGCTGTTTCATAATAAGGCTTTGAATAAATTCTAACAAGTCCCGTAGGGTAGATCTTTCCATTAAACGCAAGTGAAGAAAAATATTTTTGATACTCTTGATTACTAGAGATCCAAACATTTCCTATACCAGTGATATTAAATTCTGCTGCATCATATTTAATTATTTCTCCGTTAGAGTAAAAATATCCTTGATACCTTGTAAGCCAATAAACGTTTTCTCCAAGATCTATAACGTTATTAGTTAAAATATTATTTACAACTGTTGGCGCTACATTTGGTATATCTGAATTAATTGGCATTGCGCCTAATACATAGTTGCCCTGTCTAGACGCTAACTCATTAATAGTTTTAGTGTTTTCTGTTCCTGCAACTTCCCACAAAAGAACTGGCTTATATATCCATGTTTTTTCTTTATCAATTAAACTAGATTGTCTTACTGAACCGTATGATCTTTGAATATATCTTGTAGTATAGTTAATTTTTCCATCATTATAGATTTTTTTATCCTTAGAAGAAATCTGTAAAATGTTTGGTAAATTTCCAGAGGATTGATTCTCAATGACTCCTTCATCAGACTGATTATTATTACCAATTAAAACAAAGTCAGTACTTCTGTCTGTTTCTGAAGGCATTATATAATTTTTACTCATAACTATAAAATTATTATATTCGTCAAAAAACATTGCGCTTTGTGTTGATATTGCAAGTTGATTAAGAACTTCAGCAACATTTTGGTCTGGTGCTATAAAAAAATATGGAATTATTGGGTCATTATCTGACTCTGTTCTTTTAAAAGAATAGTTGGTGAATCCAATAGAATCAAGCAAAACGCTTACTGCATAACTTAAAGATACATTAGTTAAAAGAATTCTTGGCGCTGTCATTGATTCAAAGTAAAAATAAAAATCACGTAAACTAAGATTTAAAGTTGATGCAGTTACATCTGCCTGTGGCATTCCATCAGAATACAAAGTCTTAATTGGAACATAATAGTTAAAACCTTCAACATTTAGAATATTTTCATAAAAGTTAAACTTAATATTTTTTCTTATGTACTTATTGATAATGCTTGAAGTGTTTTCATAATTAAAGGATTGGTCTTCGTCAAAAATATTAACTTCGCCAGTTGATGCCAAAAGTTGTCCAACTGGTAAAGATGTATTTCCTATGTCAGATAAAACTTTTGTAATTCTATAGTCAATTACTTTATTTGATATATTTGCCACAAGTCTTGGGGACATCTCAATAAGATCAAAGGTGCAGTCAAACTTGTTCATTGTTTCAGCAACAATTCTTAATCCTTTTATATATATAAATTCTCTATAAAGGGTTGAATTATTTTCATAATCAACATAAGTTGATGGAGAAGTAAAGTCTGTTACAAAATCTGTATTATTGTTTATTGCTTCAGATCCAAGTTTCCATCCGTATACTACTGGAAAATTTTTATACTCAGAGCCGTTCCATATATAAAATGTTCCAGCATCTCCTTCATTTTCAATAACATGATAAGTATAGCCAATAATAGACTCTGATGGCAAAAGTGTAACACTTGAAATAGTTTGTGCATGAAAAAATATACCTTGGTATTCTTCTGGAATAACTGCGCCAAACTCTAATTCAATATATCCATCTGATTTAATTGCAGGTGTTCCATCATCTCTTAATGTATTTTGATCAAAATAATAAGCATCAACCCAGTTGTTGTTTTTTAAATATTGTATTTTCCATTTTACTGGTACTGTTTTGTTTTGATCTCCATATAGAGGATCATCAATGCTTTCGGTTGATGTTTGAAATGGACCTAAATCAATATCACCAACATTTGTTTGCATTTTTACAACAATTCGGTTGGTTGGAACCTCTTCCTTATAAACAACAAATGGTGCAGCATCAGAAATATAATATTCGTCTTCCACTCTAGTATTTGATATTCCATATTCTTTATTTGATTCTGTTCTGTAAGAAGTCCAATACTTAAACTGATCATATCTAGATGGCATGTAGTATCTTGGTCTTTCTGCCATATTTGCTCCAGAGTTTGCCAAATACCTTCCAGAAAAATAAAGTGGTTTGTTAATTCCAGATCGTGGTCTAAATGGAGCCAGACAATCCTGTAACGAGTAAAAAAGTTTTTCTTTTTCTTTTACTGATAAAAACATTTGAGGAATATCTTCATCTGTATATCCATTTTCAACTATAATATTAGACTCAGTTGCTCCAGTATAATAGTTTCCAGAATCAGTTGCATCAAAACTTTGAATCAATGTAAAATATTCGCTACCTAATTCTTGTGGGCGATACCTATAATTACCAACCTTGAATATGTTATCTGGCATATTCATGTTCCACTCTACAAGAACAAGAGAGTTTAAACTTATTGTTGAAGAAGTTTCAAAATGATTTTTTAATGTTTCATCAACAAACATTTTATGCCTCTTCTAAACTAAGTGTTACATTCCAAAGATCATGATTGCTTCCACCTCGGCGAACAACAGAGTAATTAAAACTTGAAAAATAAACTTCAATGACCTGGTTATATTGATTTAAATGTAAATATGGGTTATCAGTGTTTTCAAAATTTTTATATTTGTCATATGCTAAAAACATCCAAAATGAGCCTTTGTGGTTTTCATACCAATCAAGAAGTTCTGATCCGCCTGCTCCTCCATCAGCGGTATACGGGGCTGCATCAGTTATTGAATTTTGAAAAGAAAAATTAGGGTCAGAGTCATGTGATCTTGATGGCAAGTTAGTCCATGAAACAGACATTTGTAGTTTATCTGCAATGTGATATGATCTCATTCTTCCATTAATTGTTCTTTGACGTTGTTCAATTCTTTGTGAAGTAAAATCCATTTCATTACGATTATGGTCAGATAAAACTAAGAACTGATCAATTAGATTTGGGTTAGCATCTTCTGGGTAGTTTCCACCAACCTCATACCCAGTTGGAACATACAAACCGTCAACCAGTGTTCCAGGATTCTCAGACCACAAAATACCTTGAGGTCTTTGATATTTCCTTCTTTGAGTCATGTATGCTACTGTTGCCATTACCTTTGTCCTCTAATTCTTTGGTTATCAATGTTTCTAATCTGAGTAATAACTGCCCTTGCAATATCATCTGTACTTGCATTAGTATTAGAAACGTTAACGTTTATACCATAATTATACACTGAGTTGGAGTTGTTATTTACTGATGCCACTGTTGACTTTCCAGACTGATAGGTTCCATCATTAATTGCCCTGAGATTATCAACACCAAACTTTTTTACGGCAAAGCGCTTGACAACAAATTCTCCTGGGGTAAGCATAGATGGCACTGTGTCAGTTCCACGAGAATATCCTCCATCTGCAAAATATTTTGGAACTATTCCACCAGAAGCAAGATATTTAGGAACTAGACCTCCAGAAGATAAGAAATACATTCCCTTTAACATACCGCCAGCACGAGGGCTAAGATTTCTTGCCATTTGATCTGAATAGTACATTTCTGCTTTACCACGATCTCCGCCAAAATTTTCATTTAATTGTTTAGTTGTTAATCCAGAAACAACACGGTCTACTTCTTTTACTGCTGAATCAACTTCTTTAGTAACATTTCCCATTGTTAGAGAAGGATTAGAAGTATCTTCTTTTTTAGGTGTAGGAGTTGGTATTGTAGCATTAGTAGTTGCGGTACCTGCAACAACCTTTGCTGATGCAGAAGCAACCTTTAACCATGCTGCTTCAATTCCACCTACAGCAGAAATTATTTCATTAATATCTAAAACTTGTTGGTCAAGTGCATTATTAACAGTATCAACAGCAGTTTTAATTGCTTCATATTCTGCCTGAGTATATCCATTAATCTCAAACAATGCTTGTGCTTTTGCAATTTGTTGATCATGCGCTTCAACAATTTTATTTCTTGCATTAATTTCATCAGTCAATGCTTTTATTTGATTTTCTTCAATTGATGCAATTTTGTCAACTAATTGCTGCCTTGTATATGTAATGCCGTTAATTGTAGTTGTAAGTGCTGCAATATCTTTAAGTTTTTGTTTTTCAAGAATATCTTTTCTTGTATTTAAAGCATCAATAGCCGATGATTCAGATGCTCTTGCTCTATTTGAACGATACTGTTGTGCTGCCATGGCTGCTGCTGCAATGTCTCCAGAGGTAATTGCGCCTGCCAAATCAAGTTGATCTCTTTGCTGATTTGCAATTTCTTCATTGATTTGAGAAACCTTTTGTAATGCAGATATTTGCTCATCAATAAGAGTATTCTTTTGTATATAAGAATCATTGATTGAACTTTCAAGTTTGTCCAACACAGTAAATCCATTATTTAATACGTCAACCTGCTCTTGCAATGCCTGCTTTGCATTTTCTCTTTCTTGAGTAATAACTTGATATTGCTCAACCGACATTCCATTTGCTTTTCTAAAACTAGCCATTCCCTTAGCAATAATTTTTGCATTTTCAGCAGCAAACTTTTGTCCCATTTTATCTGATTCAGATTCTTGCAACTGCTGTAGTTCAAACAATAAATCCTTATATTCTTTTGCAGACTTAATCATATTAGGAAATTCATCTTGTATCTTTCCAGTTGCGTCTAGTACATTTGCTGCCCAGTCTGACTTTCCAATAATCTGCAAAATTGTTTCAAATTCAATTCCAGAATCTTTTAACTTTTTAAATGCATCTATTTGCATTTTAATTTGAGAGTTTTCTTGGAATTGTTTTGCGGTAGTTTCTCTATTTAGTAAATCTCTTCTTTCTTTATTTATTGCAACAAGAGATTCAAGTTCTTCTTTTGAGTAAATAACTCCATTGGCAATATCTCCTACTAAAGATTGATTCTTTAATAAGTCAAGTGTTTCTGCTGCAGTAAATTTATATTGCTTAGCAACATCAGTTAATTTCCAATATGCATTAACACGATCTCTGATTTCATCATTTGATTTCTTTTCATCTTCAATATATTGCCCAATAGTATTAGTTTTAAATGCGCTATTGATATCAATAAAGTCTTGCTTGAGTCCAGTTATTCTTCCTTCTTTGCCAACAGTAAATAATGTTTTTGCCCAAATATTAAACTGTTCTGGGTCCATATTCATTAAAATTTCACGGAAGTCATCAGATAAACCACCAACATTACCAGCAAGGGCAAGTTCATCAATTTGTTTAATTGCACCTAGTTGTTTGTCAAGAGACTTATTGCTTTTTACGCTTCCCCCGCCTTGTCCAGAAATATCTCCGCTAAGGAATTTTTGGATTGACTTTAATGGATTTAAAGCATCTATTGATGAATCTTTTACAAGTTTAAGTTTTTGTGCAAGGTCAACTAGCCAGGAGTTATCTTTCTTGGTTCCTTCACCACCTGTTGCTCCCCCACCTGACTTAGATGTGCTTGGTATAGAAGTTCCAAATATTTCAGTCATTGCAATTTCTTCTGCTTTTGTTCTTATCTGTGGATTATTTTTTGCAAAAGCGTCAAGTGCAGACTTAGTAATTTTTCTTGCTTTTGGATTTGCTTTTCTATATGCAGCAAGAACTTCTCTATTTACGATAGTATCAAAAGAGTCTGACTTATTCAATGCTCCCAAAGTTATCATTGCTTGGAATTGTAACTCTTTAGGAAGTTTAGAAAGAGTTGTCCAACTTTCAATTGCTTTATCAAGAGTTAGATTATTTCCTGGTCCACCAGACTTTTGTTGTAAATCTACTAAAGCCTTAAGGTCAATTTTTCCATTAGGAAAAGCCTTCTTTAAAGAACCAACTTCTTTTCCAAGTCTCTTTAATGTAGGAATATCATCTTTCTGTGTTTCAAGATCTATTTCAATTCCTATGTAATCTGGAATCTTTATAAGTTCTTCAAGTCCAGAATATATATCGTTGGCAGATGCTTCATCTAAATTCTTAATTGCAAAAAGAATATTTTTTTGATTATTTACATTTGGAATAAATTCCAAAATACTTGCAAGTCTTCCTAAGCCTTCTGTTCCTTGAACATTTAGTATTGTATTAATTGTTCTATCAATATTTTTTTCACCTGTAGCAAGAAGTGTTGTTGTTAATGCTTTTGCCTGAGTCACTGTCATTTGATCAGAATTAACCAAAGTCATTATTTCAATTTGTGCTTTTGCAGTTGTTCCTTCTAATTGTTTTGTAAGTGATTCTGCTTGAGCCTTTTGGTATGGATCATCCTTAAACTTATTCAACAGTTGCTGTTTAAATGCTCCAGCATATTTATTTTTGCCTTCTTGTGTTCCTATTTGGTCAATATAGTCTGCAGCAGTTTTTGCTTGTGCTGCTTGGCTTGCTCTTAGTGTTGCAAGCGCTGAAGCCTTTTTGCCTTCAATTCTTGTAATTTCTACTTCAACTGCTGCTCTTTCTGCTTCTGTTTTTGCAAGTTTTTTCTTTACTTCAAGATTTGCAAGGGCAACATCATATTCTTTTGTTACTGCATCAATTCCTTGCTGTCCAGCCAATATATTTTGGGTTACTATTCCAGCAAGAGTTCCTGCATTCTTTGCAATAAACTTCTTTTCTTCTCCCTGTTGCCACTTTCTTAATAGCCACTCTGCTGTGCTTGTTATGGCAAGTGATCCTGCTGCTGCGATCAGTGCAGGTGATGCTGCTCCTGCTGTTCCTGCGGTTGCTGCTGCTGTTCCAGCAGTTGCTGCAGCAGTTGCTGCTCTTGCAGTTCTAACTGTATTCAAAATCTTTATAAAACTTGCACTTCCAACAGTTGCTGCCAAACCTTGCATTTGTGCAGTTTCGCTCCAGTTTATTGGATTACCAAGTATTGCACCGCCTGGTTGTTCATTAGCACGATTTCCTCCAACACCCTTTAACGGATTCAGTTTAATGTCTGGGCCAATTCCCTTATTTACATCTGTAATTGCTTTTTGATAATTTAAGAATATTGCTTCTTGTAAAGTTTTTCCTTCTGAAATAAGTTTTACCTGAACAGACAATGGATCTGTTACTAGGTTTTCTCCATTAGGTCCTAAAATTTCTGTTAATTTGCCACGCACATTCATTTCTAATCTTGCATCTTTTAGATCTCTTGTTAGTTTAATTGCAATTGATTGAGCCTGTTCTGGGGTTATTACGCCCTGTTGTACTGCCGTTGCTAATTGTGAGGCTACTATGCTTGCTGCTTGAGCAGTTCCAGATTCTCCAAGAGTTTTTATTGTGCTATCAAAATTTGCCTTAAATTGTTTTCCTGCTTCAGAGTTTAAGAAATTAGTTCCATAGTCCATTGAGACTGGGGTAATTTCTTTTGTTCTTCCTTCTCTTTGTGCTGCTGCTACTTGTCCCACAGAAACCTTTTGAGTATATCGTCCTAAAGCCTCAAGATTTTCTGTAGTCATTACCATTGCTTTTGCTTGTTTTTCACCATCAACTAACGACTGTTTAATTTGACTTGATTGCATTTTAAATACTGCTGAAAGGCCAATCAACGATGTTGCTAAAATTTTAATAGGGCTATTAATTAATGGAAGAAGCATAGGAAGCATAGAAAGCATCATTATCTTATCCATGTTTTGTGCAACACCACTATCTGGATTCTTTGCTGCATATGCTCCTGCTACCATAGGAACCATCATGGCTGCCATACCGACACCCATCATTCTTTGACTTCGCTCCATACGCATTGCCTGTCTTGCATTTGTTCTTTGTGCTGCAGTTAATCTAGATCCAGTTTCATCTACTTGAGGTACCCTAGAATACCCAGTCATAAATCCTCTAAAACCTCTTGTTTTGTCTGTGCCAAAATCTTGTGTTGTTTGTGATGCTGTTGTTCCAAGCAAAGAAACTCTTGGTGTTGTTTTTCCTATTTCTTTTCCAAAACTATCAAGTCTTTCTGCAATTTTTTTAAATCTTGGTCTAGAGAATAGTTTATCAATTCCCTTTTCAATTCTTTCTTGTCCCCTTGTACCTTGTGATGGTGAAGAATCCCAAGGATCATCATATTTTCCGCCTGGTCTTAATGATGCTGGAACACCAAATCCAGGACCATTTTCAAAACCAGGTATTTGGTTTGACATAATTCCAGATATAAGACCGCTATATTTTTTACTTTGCTTTGCAGGAATTACCGCTTCACCAGGAGCAAGCATTGCAGGTTGAATGTCTCCCGCTCCCTTTGGACCAGGAACTGACAAAATTCCATTAGAAAGCATAAGCAATTCATCTTGTCTTGTCTTATACTTTTCATAAAAACCATCTCTAATTCTTTTTTCTAAAGCAAGCATTCCATACTTATCAAAAGAATTTGGATTCTTTTTTGATCTTAATTCTTGAAGAAATGACTCTGCTTCTCTTCTAGTAGAGATGTGTGTTCTATTTCCATTATAAAGATACACAAGATTCATTTGGTTTGTATCTTCAAAAAGATTAGATGCTACATCTTGATCTGCACTTCTTTTATTAGTTTTTGCTGCTTCTCCATGGCTTAGTGCTGGAGAAAGTCTAAACATTCCTCTATCTTGTTTTTCTGCAAGAATATCTTTAAGTCTTCTTCCTTCAATTTTTGCAGCAGGAGCAGTAAGTTTAACTAAATCATCCATAGTCATTGATGGATTATTTCTAATATACTCTTCTTCTTCCTTAAAGTATTTCTGTAATGCTAAAAATTCTTTCTTTTGAATATATCGTGTTCTGCGTGATTTTGCTGCTGAAGAAACAGCACTAGTTCTTTTTCCACCAAGAGTTGAACTAAAAATTTTACTTGCTGTTAGATCTTGTGCATTTTTTCTTGAAAGTAAGTCTCTTATATTTCTTAGCAAAATTTCATCACTATTATTTGTGTTCTTTGCTTTGAACCTACCATAGTTTTCATTATATTTTGCTTGGTCTTTTACAGAATTAAATTTTCTGGTAAACAACAAATCCCCATTAAAGAAAACATCAGTTAACTTTGGATCTTTTGCATTTGGTCTAAAGAAAAACGGTGTCATTGACGAAACATTTGATCTTGGCAAAACCTGTGGAACATCTCCACCAGGAAGAGGCTTAAATCTAGTAACTCCTAATGCTCTTACGGAACCTGGAGAAGTTAAGTCTATTTTTGGCTCAAAAACTTTTGCTGCTGGACCAAATATTGCAGAACCAGTTACTTTTGGTGGTGTCCAGAATCCTGGGCCACTTGCAAATCCTGGAACATTATCACTAATAATTTGAGAAATAAAACCACCGTATTTAGCAGTTTGTTTTGCTGGAATAACTGACTCTCCAGGAGACAACATTGCTGGAACAATATCTCCTGCCCCCTTTGGTCCTGGAACACTTTCTGTTCCTTTTGCAAATCGTTTTGGAGCAATTCCTCTTGGAACAAATAGCCCACTGTTGTTTGCTGCAAATGAACTCATTGATGTATTTGCTTGACGATATACTGACATCAATGCACCAAGTGACTGTGCCTCTAATCTATATGCTGCAGATAGTGCTTCATGCTTTGTATAAAGTGCATTTGTTATAGATGCATTTTCTAGTTCTTCTTGTGATAAGTATTGTGTTTTTAGTGCAACATCCTGTGATCCATATGCAAGTTGCTGATAACCCTTACGCATTAAGTTAAACAGTTTTAGCATATTGGCAATACCGTTGGCAACAAGACCTACAGTCATCAATAGAACTGGGCCAATTCCACCTATTGCAGTGATCATTAGCCCTGCAAACTTTTTAACACCTTCTGGCAAAGTAGAAAATCTATCAAGAATTTTTTGGAAAAACTCTGCAATAGGAATTACCATCTTTGCAAACATTTCTCCTATTGGAGCCATGGCAACCTTAAGTCTTTCAGCAGCCTGTGCAAGTTTATTCATTGCAGAATCTGCTTGGGTTTTCTTTTCACGTTCTGTAAGTATTGCCAGTTCTTCTGCGCTGGCTGTTGTTAGTTGCAAAACTCTGGCTGCCTGAGATCCTTCTTTTGTAAGGTTATTAAGAAGTGTACTCATTCTTGCAAATTGATACTTACCAAAAACTTTTTCAACTACTTGTGCTCTCTGCAAGTCTGTAAGTGGCTTTAATGCATTTGCAAAACCAACTACAGTATTTCTTAGATTACCCTGATTGGCTTCAACTATTCCCTTGATGCTTATTCCATATTGTCCTGCTGCTTTGCTTGCTGCTTTTGTTGGGTTAATTAAAGATGCAAGACCTGACTTAAGTGCGTTAGCACCTTGTTCTGCAGAAATTCCACCTTCTTTCATTGCAGTCATAAAATATGTTAAGTCTTTAACATCTCCACCAAGCGCTTTTACGATTGGAGCAACTCTTGGGATTGCTTCTGAAATATCTTCCAAACTTAATACAGTTTGGTTTTCTGTAGCATTCAAGAAGTCAATTGTTTTTTTAAGTTCTGACCCTCTAATATCAAAAGCATTTTGCAAAGATATTGTTGTATTGAGTGCTTGCTCCTGTGTAATACCACCAAGAACTGCTAAATCTGTAGTCTGCCTTACAATATTTTTAAGATTTTCTCCAGTGTTACCCATTGCTGCTGCATCAGCAGCCATTTTAATTGTATCTGAAACTTTAACTCCATAAGCAGTATATTCATTTGCAAGTGCACGAATATCTTTTAGTGCTTTTGCAGACTCACCACTCTCTGTGTATATATCTCCATATACCTTTTTAAATCTAATAACCTGTGTTTCAAGTTCTTTAAATGTTTTTATTGCTGATCCAGCAAACATGGCTAATGGTATTGTGAAACCAACCATCAACTGACGACCAGCCCACTGTGTATTCTTACCAAAGTTTAATAGTTTTGTTGAGCCATCATCAATAAGTTTATTTAGTACTTGGTGACGTTGAGTAGCCAACATTAAACTAGTAGTTAAATCATTATAATTTAATGTTTTTGGTCTAAACCTCATTGAGTTCATTGCTCCCTGAGCGTCACGACCCAACTGAACATATTGCTGCTGAAGTGTTTTTACACGATTATCTATTAACTTACTTACAGTGCTAAATTCGCTACCAAAAAACTTACCGAAAGTTTTTGTAGAAGCCATTCCATATCTGTAATATTCTTTAAGAGATAACTTTCCCTTATCAAGACTATTAGCAAACTGTTCTGTAGCACTGCTCATCTTCATTGTTGATGCAGTCCAGAGTCCAGTTGCATTAACGTTGTGCATTAATGACTGGGCATATCTGCCTTGCTCACGAGCAGCAGTTGAGGTGCCAGTAATCATGGCACGGTTAAGGGCAGTTAACTCTTTTTCTAAGGCACGAAGTTGTGCCATGGCTTGAGTTGTATCAATACCTATAAAAATATTGGTATTAGTATCTCCTGCCATTAACCGTAAGCCTCCTATTTAATTATTCGTTTTGCGCTGATGAAAGTGCAATTAGTGCAGACTCAGTTAGATTAATTCCTGATGCTGCTTCAATGATTTGATATACGGTTGGAAGATCAATAATGTCCTCAAGTTTTGCAATGTCCCCCGCCACCTCTGGTGCATACTGCTTCATAGCAATTTGTACACACTCAATAAGAAGTGTCATTGACTTATCATTGTTATCTTGTACCTTTGCCAGACCTTCAAACTTCTTCATAAATTCACGAAGAAGAGAAATTTTTAATGGTCTGATATTAACCTTAGTACCGTCAATCAAAACGATTGTTTTTTCTTCATTTACGGTAGTGCTCATCTATTTTACCCCTCCTATAAGGTTAAGTTAATTATAGCATAACAGAAGGGTCTTTTAGATCTTCATAATCTAGGCCTAAGCCAATACCAAATCCAGCCTTTTGTGCATTAACTCCCTGCAGTGCTAAAACATCATTGGAATCATCTGTAGCGCCTTTAGAAAATACTCTTGCTTTTAGGTCATCCCATTCTTTTTGTCCCTTTGTTTCTCCAGCCTGGGAATCAATATCTACTCCTTGAATTGCTGCCATAAACTTTTTTTCTTGATAACTTAATTCTCTAATTGCAGACATTGTTGCTACTAGTTCAGGCATTGATAAATTTCTTTCTAATTGGTCATAATCTTTCCAAATTCCCAACGTAAAAATTTCAGCCTCAAGTTTAGCAAGATCTAGGTCTTTCCATGATGTTTTTTCATCTGACTTTATTGCCTGATCTTTTACATTTTCTTCTGAATTACTACTTACTTCTATTCCACCAGCAATATCTAAAACTTTATATACAGTTGGAAGGTCCATGTTGTCTTCAATAAGTTCTATTGATGTTGATATTTCTGGGCAATACTGCTCCATTGCTATTCTTACGCATTCAACCAAAATAGATATGGCTTCATCTTCTGTACTTGATTCATTAACTTTATGGAAACAATCCATAAAATCTCTTAGGTATTTTATCTTTAATGGACCAAGTTCAAGTTCTCTGCCATTAATTAACTTTATTTTTTGTACATTATATATTCTAGTAGCCATTATTTCATTATACCAAACAACAAAGCCCACCTCCGAAGAGATGGGCCTGTCGTATAATCTATTAAATTATGAAGCAGGTGTCCAGGTACGATCTACGATCTTACCATATGAACCTGATGTGTCTTCTGGAAGAAGACGGAATGAAACCTCAAACATAGATGCTTCGTCACGCTTTGCTGATACTGTAACATTTTCAATAGAAAGTGCACGGTATGCTGTGTAAACACGCTCTACGTAAGAAGAATCTACGCAGTCTCCTGTTCCTGGGCCTACTGCAACGATAGCACGTTCAACTGGACATTCGCCGATATCTCCTGCGGAAAGATTCAATGCTCTTCCGTTTGAAGTTGACTTTGTTCCTGAAAGTTCGTCATCGTTATAAGCCAAAGAAAGAAGAAGGTTTTCTAGTGTTGCTTCAGCAAAAGCAGTAGCAAGGTTTACCTGCATACCCTGCTTGTAAAGTTTAGCAACGTCAAGAATCTGGTCAACTCTAACTTCACCGAAGTCAGGTTGGAACTGCAGTTCAAGACCATTCATTGTGTAACCAACATTGGTATAATCAGCATCATTTGTAAGTGTATCTCTGAAAGTCTTTGAAGACTCAAAAGCAGTTACATCTGCTGGTGTTAGTGTTGTGTCAGCAATAAATACTGCTGCTGCACCAACGATAATGTTAGTTGATGTACCACGACTATAGTTAGCCATATTTTCACCTCTTTTTCCTAAATAGGGTTATTAAGTTGTTTGGCGCTGTTTCCTCAAGTTTAATTATAACAGCCTTTTAAATTGTTATTTTTTGTGCTGGTGGAGTTTCTGGCTTCCAGCCAGGGTTAGAAATATCACCTATGCTATGGTAGTCAAATTCAATAATAATTTTATTTCCGCCATAAGTACGAGCAGTTCCAAAATCAATAATATCCCTTACCTCTTCAAGTTGGTATACCTTAAAATTATGGAAGTAGAACTGGCAGTCTATAAGATCCTCCACAGTGGTTGTACCAAGGTTTACCTGGCGATTAGAGCACCAATCATTGACCTCCTGTGCTGATTCATCCATTCTGTCTAAAAGTCTTAAAACGGCCTCCTGTACCTGCACCATTTTTTCGGTTACTCCATCTGTTGTTCCATAAAAATAATACATTAATTGCTCACACTTAATATGGGGAAAACCTTTTTTATTCATTCTAAATAATCTATCCCAGGTTGCCATAACCCCAGAGTATCCATATCTTTGGTCATCAACAACAATCCACTGCTCTGTAAGATCATCAATTGTACTTGGAGTTGTAGGGAAAAATGGTACGCCAATGCCTGTTAAATTAGTTAATTTAGATTGAAGATATTTATTTACCCATAGCGTTGGTGTATTTAATAAAGAGTTATTAGCCATTTAGTGTTCCCGCATTTCCTATCCAACTATATCCAACCTGTAATCCAAGTTGTCTTCCACGATTTTTTCCTTTTGAAAAATTTGTTTTGTACAAAACTGGATTTTCTAAATAATCAATTATACCGCTTGTCTTTAAAAATGCTTGGCTAAAATATTTTGTAAAAAATTCAGAATATACTTTTTCAAATGATCCTTTAACTAAATCTCCTCCAGGATTATTAACTGTAACTTCATTTCTAGTAAATACTTCTTCTCCGTTATAATCAAAAGCAAGAACGTCTGATCTTATGGGAGCAATAGTAACTGGGATTCCCTGTTCCATAATTCTTGCCTTGTCATAGAATGGTTGGTTTGATCCATTTTTAATTGTTGATGATTGAGAGAATGTATAATTAAAAGATAGTCCATAGTCATTAACAAAATAATTAAGATTAAATAATCTTGCATTTGGGCTTCCAGTTTGCTGCCACTCATAAACATGGTGAAGCATTGAAGGGTTAAGTCTTGCGCTAGAATCAACAAATTGTTTTGCTGACTCTACAAGCATTTTTCCAAGATTTCCAAAAAATCTTTTTTTACCCTTTTGCACACCTTCTAAAAAACCTTCTGAATAATCAATAATATTTTTAATATCTTTAGTTAATTGTTTAGTGTTTATTATTAGTTTTGTCATATATCTGTTGCCTGATTTTCGGAACGTCTTAAAATTACCTTGTAGTATTCTATTTTATTTAAAAATCCTATAATTGGTTCTATAGATGCTATTTCATATATTGTTGAATGTCCTGATCTTGGTCCTGAAGTTTCTAAATATATAGTAGGCTCATCGTGTGTCTTAATGTTTGTTACAACTATATTGGTTAATGAGTTCATTTGTTTTTGACTAGAAACTCTAATGTCCGTTTTTGATCTTCCTATTAGAATACTTTCTTTTGTTATATTTACATTTGGCTTAACTTCTTCATCAGAAGATGCGGTTCCTTTTATAGCAAAATTACATGCAAATTGTCTATCAAGAATCCATTGCTTTTTTACATTTCCATATGCGCCTTGGTCAACTATTGGGTAATAAACATCCGCAAGCATGGGAAACATGAAGTCGGTATTTTCACATACCTTACTCATTACAATATCCCTGGCGTACGAAGATCTGTTATATATTTATCTAAAATGGTGTCAACTAAAATATTTCCAGTACCTGAAAACTTTGAAGAATTATATTTTAAACTAAACTGATCTGTTTTATAGTCTGAAACGTAAGCCTTATAGTGATCCATTTTGCCACAAGCAATATCATCAATTAACATTAATGTTGCTTCACGTATATCATTAGGAATTACTTTATACCCTGCCTCATATACAAAAATATAATCATATCCTTCTGGAAAACTTACTGAAGGATTTTTTGTGTTCGTCCATAGATTGTCAAAATTTTCATATGGAGCATATGCATAAAATGAGTCTGAGCCTGCATCTCTATATTTTAATGGTTTTCTTTCTGCACGATTAAAAGAGTCTGACGATGAAGAGTCTGTAGCAACTTTTACTATTGCTGTAGTATCTTTTGTTATTAAATAATTGTATCCATCAAGTGCTGGAATATTTTCAGATATATCAAAAACTAATTTTCCATTTTCATATACTTGATTAATTTTATATGCAGAGTTCCATAGTGGCATGTAGTCTGTTCCTTGTCCTACAGTTTCAAGTATTTTTTTCTCAAATGTAAATCTAGTTCCAACCACAGAGTCAATAATTGCTCTGGCAATTCTTTCATTATATGAAGCATTTGCAATTTCTGTAGCAGTTGTGCCTAGTGTATTAGGATTGACATATGGCCTAACTACAGTTAATATGTCTTCAACTACAAGATTTCCTGGCTCTTCATCAACTGACTCATATATTGTTACATTGTAATCGTTGTCATATTTTACAAAGTCTCCAGTTAAAGTATAAGTAATTTGAGAGTTTGAATTTGATGTTAGCGTGTTTGATCCAGACACTGTTTCATCATCGTTTTCAATATATAAAAAATATTCTGTATTTGCCTCTGGCACATCATACTTTACTTCTAGTGGAAATGGTGGGAGTCTTAGAACTATCATTATTATTTACCGTAGTGTTTTGCTACTTCTTGTGGGGTCGCAATGCGAACCGACTTATGAGTTAGCCACTTTTCGGAAACCTCCTTGCTTACAATATTATAGCCTTTTACGACTTCTCCAACACCATTCCAGAATACGTTTCTTTCTGAAAATATTGCTACCTTCTCTGGTGCTGTTTCTTTTATTTTTGCTGGTTTTTCTATTTCTTCTTTTGGTGTCCAACTAGCAATAACTTCAAGCATGTGAGCCTTTGTGCTTACCCCGAATAGGTCAATATTGTTCTTCTTTGCATAAGACTTTATTTCCATAACAGTCTTTTTAGACAAATCTTCAATAATAGACATTAGTTCCTCCTATGTCATTATACCA